ACTATCCCCCCAGACCTCCTTATATTACTCCCTGCAAGTAATGGGCGACGTACAGGACAAGAGCGATGCGTATGCAGCATTAGATAAAGCCGAAGTCGATGATTACTTACAGGATATTCTCGGAAACGAGCCAATAACCTGTGATTGTCAAGAATGAGAAAACATCCATACGATAAATTATTAGACCGCAAGAGAAAGTGGTCACCTGTAAAACCTACCGCTGGAAAGCTTAAAGAAGGTGCAGAAGAAACCATCCTCCGTGCTCTCTCTATACGTCATATGGAGCTCCCTGTTGGAAGCTTCATTAGTGAGGCACTGGAGAAAGGTGTTCCCGATAATGCCCGGAAACTCCTTAAATCAAATGTTGAAGACGAGGAAAGACATGACCTGGCATTAGGTTATATAGCCGATGTACATAATGTTACAGATAAAGATGAGAAGGAGGGGAAGTTACTAAGAGATGCATGGGTATCACATCCTGATCACACAATTCTTAAAGCTCTCGTGGCTGAAAGAGCAATCTTCTTTGTTCTACTCCCTTTCTTTAGGTTTAATGGGGATGCTGCTATTCGCACTGTATCTGCCGACATCTCCAGGGACGAGCAGATCCATGTCGGAAGTAATACTCTTGTATGCGCTGAGCTGGGTGTATCTGCTTCTAATTCTCTGGATAAACTTAGGAAGGCCACTATTAACTGGGTAATGGAGCCACTAGGTATTAATACTACCGATAAATATTTGGACAAAAATTTTTGGCTGGATGCGAGTGATCGCTTAATGTATGAAGGAAAAGCCCCAGAGTTTTCTGACACCAAGAGAGCACGTATGCCAGCATTTTTCGAACATGCCAACACAAATCTCCCTAAATACGCTTAAGCTACACAACGAACGTGTAGATGACCTACTTAAAAAAGTAGAAGAACATTTCAAGTGGAGACCTGTCCACCCAAAAGAACAGATTGAATCAATCATGTATCGCGCTGGTCAAGCCAGCGTGGTAGAGTATATACAAAACCTATTAGAGGAAGAAAACTAATGTGTATAGGACCACTGGCTCCTCCAAAGCCACCCCCAATGCCGAAGCCACAAGGACCAGCTCCAACAGTTAAGGCAGCTGCTCCACAAGCTGAGTATGTAGAGCCTAAAGATCTTAAAGATGAAGAAGGTGATGATGAAAAGATGACCACCAAGAAGAAGAAAGCTTTAGAGATTAAGAAAACTAAAGAAGGTGTTAAAGAATTTTCTGCTATTGATGAAAAGTCTATGCCACAAGGTCCAGAGGGTGGCGTTAATACACCATAGGAGAAAGCTATGTGTATGATGGCCCCAATGCCTACTTATGAAAATAAGAAGCCAGCCCCACCTATTGAACCTGGACCAGCTTCACCTAATGATAAGGTGAATAGTCAAGATGTTAAAAACATAAACGACAGGTCTAATCAGCAGGCTAAGAGAGACGCTAACCGAGGACCGACTGCAACATCGCAGTCAAGTAAAACAGACAAAGCATACTAATGAAAGCACGTGATAGATACACCCAACTAACAAGAGGTAGATCTCAGTTCCTGGATACCGCAGTTGAGTGTTCTAGATTAACACTGCCTTACTTAATACAAGAAGATCTAAGTTCACGACCTACACACCAGAAGTTACATACTCCCTGGCAGTCAGTAGGAGCCAAGTCAGTGGTGAACCTTGCAGCAAAACTAATGCTTGCATTGATACCACCACAGACTAGCTTCTTCAAGCTACAGATAAGAGATGATAAATTAGGTGTGGAGTTCCCTCCAGAAGTTAGGAGTGAACTAGACCTATCCTTTGCCAAGATGGAAAGGATGATTATGGATCATATCAATGCCTCTAGTGATAGAGTTGTTGTCCATCAGGCACTCAAACATTTGATTGTCTCTGGTAATGCATTGATATTTATGGGCAAAGAAGGTCTCAAAAATTATCCCCTCAATCGTTACGTTGTAAATCGTGATGGTAACGGGCACATTTGTGAGATCGTAACAAAGGAACTAATAAGTCGAAGAATCCTGAGTGAAGATCTGCCAGGATTACAACTCCCTCAACCAGCTGTTAACTCACCTGGAGATGATGGATATAAGACAGGATCTGATGATCAAGACGTTGAGGTATACACCTACGTCAGATATGATAAAAATGGTAGATGGGTATGGCATCAAGAAGCGTTTGATAACATACTACCTGGTAGTCGCAGCACTGCACCGAAGAATGCATCTCCCTGGCTCGTATTGAGATTCAATACAGTAGACGGAGAGGATTACGGAAGGGGCAGAGTCGAAGAATTCTTAGGGGACATTAGATCCCTAGAAGGATTATCACAAGCACTCGTAGAAGGGTCAGCTGCAGCTAGTAAGGTAGTCTTCCTTGTGTCTCCTAGTTCTACTACGAAACCAAAGACAATAGCTGATGCTGGTAACGGAGCAATCGTACAGGGTAGACCTGACGATGTTGGTGTTATACAGGTAGGTAAGACTGCTGATTTTAGAACAGCATCAGAACAAATGCAGAACCTAGAGCGTAGGATAAGCGATGCTTTCCTTGTGCTACAGGTACGTCAAAGTGAGAGAACTACTGCAGAAGAGGTACGCCTCACGCAGATGGAACTAGAACAACAGTTAGGTGGACTCTTTAGTTTACTTACAGTTGAGTTCTTAATCCCTTACTTAGATAGAACATTACATATACTTCAACGCAACAAAGAGATACCTAAGATACCCAAGGATATCGTATCTCCTACTATTGTAGCTGGAGTAAATGCTATTGGTAGAGGACAAGATCAAGAAAGTCTTGTCTCATTTATCACAACCCTAGCTCAAACTATGGGACCAGAGATCATAGCTAAGTTCCTTGACCCAGGTGAGTATGTTAAACGACTCGCAGCGGCTCAAGGTATAGATGTACTTAACCTAGTTAAGACACCTGAGACTATGGCTCAAGAGAAGCAGCAACAGATGCAACAGATGCAACAACAGATGATGATGAAGCAAGCTGGTCAGTTAGCTGGTACTCCGATGATGGACCCAAGTAAGAATGAAGCAATGGGTGAAATGCTCAAAGAACAAAAAGATCAATTAACAGATGAACAAAGTCAAGGCCAGTCGCCCGACCAAGGTGCGTAAGAAACCCCTGCCTAAAGTAAGTAAGCCTGAATCAATTGTGTCTGATACTGACAAAGCTAAACCTACAGCCATAGCTGCAAGAGCTATGATAGGTAAAGACCCTGAGTTAGTAGAGACAGTTGGGTTAGGTAACCTAAAAGTAACCACCGCTAGAGGAATTAAAGATGACGGAAACACTGAATTATGATCCAGTAGATCCTAATGCACCTGAGTTTTCAGAAGATGAACAGGATTCCCTAGAGGTAGCAGAGAAATTAGGACAAGAAGAATCAGAATTATATGCTGGTAAGTATGAGAATGCTGAACAATTAGAAGAAGCATACCTTGAACTACAAAGGAAGTTAGGTTCTGATGATGACGATGAGGTAGATGATACTACCTTAGATGAAGACGAGATTGAGTATGATGAGAATGTAGTAGCAGGTGTTGAACTAATAGAAGATGCCTCTCAAGAATACTATGATAATAATGGTGATCTAACTGAGGATACCTTACAAAGATTTAAATCTATGGATGGTGAAGATCTTGTTAATGCTTTCATGGCTATACAAGAGAATAATCCTGAGTCAGTAGCTAGAAATTACCCTGACTTATCTGATGCTGAGATGAACACAGTTTATAACTCAGTAGGTGGAGAAGAAGCGTATGATCAGCTTACATCATGGGCAGCTGATAACATGGATGACAAAGCACTAGATGCTTTCAACTCAATCGTCGATCAAGGAAATCCAACAGCTATTCAAATAGCAGTAGCTGGTATGAAGGCAGAGTATGATAATGTAGAAGGATACGAGGGACGTATGCTACAAGGTAAGGCATCTCAGAATTCACGTGATGCATTCAGAAGCCAAGCTGAGTTAGTACAAGCCATGAAAGATCCACGCTACGCAAATGATCCTGCTTATCAACAGGATATATATGAAAAACTACAACGTTCGAATAACGTAACATTTTAATTATGTCAAAAGCTTATGATCCATCGGCACGTGCAAATGCCATGGTGGTAAAATACAAAGTCAATGCAACTGGTGACCGTTGGTTCATACCTTATAATGACAATGGAACCAAGGCTGCTCAAGTAGCACAGTGTAGTAAGGTAGTAGGTAATACTGCTGACGCTTCTGTGGCAGGAGCAGAGTCAACCTAAGTAAGAGCGGCTGACCCGAAAGATCGTACTCGGCCCACACGAACTCTTACTCTCTTATTAATGACAACTACAACTGAACAGGGCGGACGCCAAAACAGATTCGCAACCGAACCACAAACTCAAGTGATCGAGCAAGATTACTTTGACAATGCTGAACGTGTTAACGGTCAACTAGCTATGCTAGGTTTCGTTGCTGCCCTTGGTTCATACATAATAACTGGACAAATAATTCCCGGCATTTTTTAAATGACAACTACAGTAACATTAACAAAACCGTCTAGTGACTGGCAGAGTTTTTGTGACTGGGTTACAAGTACCGACAACCGACTATACGTTGGTTGGTTCGGTGTCCTTATGATCCCTGCACTATTAACAGCAACAACAGCATTCATCATTGCGTTTATTGCGGCTCCTCCAGTTGACATAGATGGTATACGAGAACCCGTCGCAGGCTCACTACTCTATGGAAACAACATCATTTCAGGGGCAATCGTCCCGTCGTCTAACGCAATCGGTCTTCACTTCTACCCAATCTGGGAAGCTGCAACCCTCGACGAGTGGTTGTATAACGGAGGACCATATCAACTCATTGTGTTCCACTTTCTCATCGGTATCGCAGCATACCTGGGACGCCAATGGGAACTTAGTTATAGATTAGGGATGCGACCATGGATATGTGTAGCATATTCTGCACCAGTATCAGCAGCGTTTGCTGTGTTCTTGGTGTATCCCTTTGGACAAGGGAGCTTCAGTGATGGCATGCCTCTTGGTATTTCCGGCACTTTCAATTTTATGTTCGTCTTTCAAGCCGAGCATAATATCCTCATGCATCCATTCCATATGCTCGGTGTTATTGGGATGTTCGGGGGAGCTTTATTCGCTGCTATGCACGGAAGTCTCGTTACTTCCTCGCTCATTCGAGAGACAACTGAAACTGAGTCTCAGAACTATGGATATAAATTCGGCCAGGAGGAAGAGACGTATAATATCGTTGCGGCTCATGGATACTTTGGGAGACTTATCTTCCAATACGCCAGCTTTAATAATAGTCGCAGCCTTCATTTCTTCCTTGCTGTTTTCCCAGTCGTTTGCATATGGTTCACCAGTATGGGAGTCAGCACTATGGCTTTTAATCTCAACGGCTTTAACTTCAATCAGTCAGTCGTTGATGCCAGTGGTAGGATCGTACCTACCTGGGCAGACGTACTGAACCGTGCCAACCTTGGTATGGAAGTAATGCATGAAAGAAACGCACACAATTTCCCATTAGATTTAGCTGTCAAAGCTCCATCTATTGGTTGACACACCACGTCCGTTCATCCTTAACGGGACGCATGAATTCACAGCATGGAACGGGGCTGTGATACTGGAGAATTACAATGACTGTAAGACTTTCGTATCGTGGTGTAGAGTACACTAAAACTACAAAGTAAAAATGAACAAAATTGCACTAGCCCTAGCTACAATCTCATTTGCTTCGACTCCTGCAATGGCTGGCGTCTACGTGAATGCCGAGTCAAACGCATCTTATACAGGTAATGATTATACCTCTAGAACAACTGATCTACATATCGGTTATGAAGGTGAGGTAGGTTCTCTTGGATACTATGTCCAAGGTGGCCCTGCATTCACTGCAGCTGATGGAGCAGATGGCACAACAGATTTCTCAGGTAAGCTCGGAGGTTCCGTAGCAGCATCAGAGAAGCTTGGTGTGTATGGAGAGATCTCATTCAAAACTGATGAGACTGCAGACAATGCCTACGGTACTAAGATAGGCGCTAAGTATAGTTTCTAAACTATCGTGCGTGACCACGCTAAACTAACCCAGTACTGCGGAACAGTACAGACGGGTAATTAACTAATACAATTTAATTAAATGGCTTTCAATTCAAATACTGTAGCAGGTACAGTTGTACATGCTCAGACTCAATGGAACACTAAGCTTATCGTGCCTAACGATGTTAGCCTAGTTAGTTCTACTACCTATGCATCACTCGTAAAGTTTGATCTTGGTAAGTATGAGCGTGCTATATTCCGTGCTTATTTGGATGTAGCATTTGATGCTGATGGTGATTTTAAATATAAGATCATCACACCAACTAATACTGTATCTTACAGAGCTAGAAATATGGTGTCTGAAGCACCTATCTCTGGAGCTGTTACTGAAGCAGTAACCTTTGATGTAACAACTGCAGGTTCTCCTGAAGTAACTGTTGTCGCATCTGATGGTAACTACTATGCATTCATAGAAGGTACTATTACTGGTGGTGATACAGCTGGTAATGTTGACATCCAAGTTGCTCAGAACACAAGTTCTGCTACAGCGACTGTTGTTAAGTTCGGTTCTTACTTAGAGTACCTTAAATTCTAAGTGTGGTAGGAGGTTCACTCCTCCTTCACGCGGGTGCCAATGGATGATGGTAGCTTTCCAAGCTAACCTTACAGGGGTTCGATTCCCCTCGCCCGCTTTGGCTTTTGGCCCGGTACGCTGGAT